CCTGCGGCCGTTTCGGCTTCCGCTCTTGACCAGGGGGGTACACGGTGACTCGGCCGTCCGGGCCCACGCTCCAGCGTTTCGCTTTTTGTTCCCGCTCCTGGTCGTGGCACCTTTTGCAAAGCAATTCCAAGTTGCTCCAGCTCAGGGCAACCCGCGGATCCGTCACGTTCTCCGCCGTCAGCGGTTCCTTGTGGTGTACCTCCAACGGCTGATCCTTAGAACCCGGTTCGATGATCCCGCGCTTCAGGCATCGCTCGCACAGGTTGCCCCTGCTCTCCGCAAATGCCTTCCGGCACTTCCTCCATGTCCACGTTGTATAGAACTGTTCGACTTCCTTTGCCTTGTTAATGGCTCATCAGCTCCCGCCTCCGCCTTTCTTTTGAACCGCCCGCGGCACCGGAAGGAAGCGAACCGGCACGCGCTCCAAAGCTGTGAACATGGAAGCGGCAGCACCTGATCCCGTGCTGCCTGCGCCTGGATAGTGTCCATTGCACACTATCCGACGATAGCACAATAACACAGAATCATTAGACTCTGAGTATGAAAATGCCTCAGTTCCCCTTCTTTTTGTCCAGCAGTTCAAAGAACTCCCGCCGCTTTTTGAAGTACGCGTTTCTGTCGCTCGTCGGCATCAGCGCCCGGTCCATCTGCTCATACGGCCGTCCGATGCATACGTTCTGGATGATGGACGCATACCACGCCCCGCCGTCCACGGCCTTCGCGCAGTCGTCCACGATGGCGATCTTCTCCACCAGCCTCTCCCGCTTCTCCGCCGCCATGGCCACCGGGTCGCTCTTTCCGGTGCCGTGCGGCTGTCCGTCCGCCTTGATGGCCCGGATCCCGAGCAGGCTGTTGGCCTCCGTCTTCCACTCCGGGTACTGCCGGCAGAAGTGCAGCAGCTCCCTGTATCTGTCCTGGCTGATCCCGATCTGCTTCCAGCACGGCAGGTACCTCATGTTCTCATCCTCCTCAGCACGCAGCGTATATAAACCCCGTCCACGATGTCGCTGTATCTGACCTGGCAGTCCTGCAGCATGTACCCCGGGTACAGTTTCTCCATGACGCCCTTGGCCTCGTTCCGGAAGTCCCGGGCGATCCTCTTGACCCTGTTGTTCGGCATCCTCGCGTCCCGGCTCCGGCGGACCGGCTGCTTCAGGTTCCTGCTTCCGCGCCACTTCCGGACGCCCGGCTTCTCCGGCCTGTCCTGCTTCTGCCTCGTGAAGTACACCGCGATCCCGCCCAGGCCCTCGTCCCTCGGCTGCAGGCGGTCGCAGTTCGCCCGGCCGTTCTTCCAGATCTTCTCCAGCTCGTCCCGGTCGATCCCGCCGTTCATGATCATGTGCACATGCGGGCGCTTCCCGCTGTACCCTGCCGCCGGCATCTCGTCCCCGCCGATGGCGTAGATGTACCTGAGCTCCGGCAGGCCGGCCTTCGCCCTCGCCCGCTTCACCCTCGCCAGGAAGTTCCGGATGTCCTTGTCCACCCGCTCCGGCGTCGGTGCCTTCCCCGCGTAGTCCAGGCCGAGCGCCACGTCCCTGTCCGTGAAGTTCGCCTCCACCAGCTGGATCAGGTGGATCCGGCTCCGCTCGTCGTTCGCCCTCCGCTGGGCCTCCCGGGTGACCTGGTGCTTCGCCCTCCTCAGATCCCCGCGCTGGTTCCTCCCGAACACCGGGAACACCTCCGCGTCGATCCTCGGCCCGCTGACCGTGGTCCTCCGCCGGTAGCCCATCCTGCCGATCGGAATGAAGCACGGCTCCTCCAGGAAGCTCCCGTCCCCCGCCAGCCGGTTGTTGAACAGATCCGCGTACTCCCAGCCCATCCGTCTCGATGCTCCTCTCACCGGGGAATGGCTGCGCCCCTCCCCGGACCCCTCCGGCTTCCGCCGGCGTTCTTGATCCTGCCGATATGCGATAAGATAATACTCATTACAAGCCTCAGAATGCGGAACCCGTCCCGCCGTTCCGGAGGCTGTCCCTCCGCGGGTCCTCTGCCGTCTTTCCGGCTGCCAGAATATGCGGGTCCTCCGGGATCACAGCTCCCGGCCGGCTGTATTCGCGCTGAGCGCGTAGTGCCGATGGCAGGAGTCGAACCTGCTCGTTCGCGGGTGTATGAGCCCGCCCGCTCACCTTCTGAGCTACACCGGCATGGATCCGGATGGCCGCTCACCGGCGGACCTTAATCCGGATGGTTTGTTACTTGTTCTCGAATAGTTCCTTCATCATTTTGTAGATCACCTGGCATTCCTGCTCATGCTCGCATCCGACCACGATGATCTGCTCCACTACCTCGTCGTAGCTGTACAGCCTCTGCTCGTTCGTGTAGGGCCTTACGCTTTTACACTTCTCGCAGCACGCCAGCGGAAAATTCTGTTCAATCCTCATTCCCCACCCTCCTGTTCCACTTCTCGGCCCACTTCCTGTAGTTCTCCTCGTAGTTTTCCGTCGGCTCCATCTCTATTCTCCACTTGACCATCGCCTTGCATCCATGGCAGAAGATCCCGCTGATCCCTTTTTCCGCAAACTCATATACCTTTTGTACATGATCACCGCAAAACGGGCACTGCTTCAGCTCGATGTCCGTCATTCCCACCCCAGCCTCCTCCCGCAGTTCGGGCAGCATTTCGCCTTCCTATCCGGCATCATGAAGGCCCGGAAGTCCTTCCCGCAGCCCTCGCACATCGCCCAGCTTTTGTTCTGCATCTCCGCCTTCACCGGCGCCTCGCCGATGATGTCCCTGGCTTCCTTCAGCATCCGGATGAAATAATCGTCACATCCGACCCTGACCTCGGCGTGCTGCTCCAGCATTTTGATGGAGTAAGTCAGCGCCCTCAGCGTTCCCGTCCTGCTCATTCTCTCCTCACCGCCCTCAGCAGCATCATCACCGAATCGTTCAGCCGGTCCAGCTTCATGCAGATCTTGTCCACCTGCGCTGCCTGGAACCGCATCATCTTCACCTGGTCGCTCATCCCGGGCTTCTCTTCCAGGATCTCTTCCTCCGGATCCAGCGCCATGCGAATCTGGCCCGGTACCTGTTCCTCCGCCGGCACCTGTTCCTCCGCGGCCTTCCTTGTCCGCTCGCGGCCCTTCCGGGCCTTGTCCTCTTTGATCGCGCAGTACCCCTCCCAGCTGCCGCCCTTGATGATCCGCCCGGCGGTGCTCGCGTCGCAGTTGGTGGCCGCGCCGATCTGGTCGGTGGTCAGCTTCGGGTTCCGCGCCTTCATCTTCAGAACCAGCTCCGCCAGTTCCCTGTCTACATTCTTGCCCCTTGCCATACGTTGATCGCTTCCTTTCTTCTTTGTTCAGACTTCCTCGTCCAGCAGAACCTTCATCATAATCGGGATCTCCTCCCGCAGCTTCCTCCATTCCTCCGGATCCATGCTGACCTCGTCGCCTTCATTGTTCCGCCAATCAATCGTCCGGTACTTCCGGTCCCAGTAGAACTCCCCCAGGTCCGTCCGGATGGCGGTCACCTGCACGCCCTCCACATGCAGGCCGTTGATGACCGTCTCCTTCTTCATCTTCAGCTCCTCCGCCTGCGCGTACATCTCCGGATGTTCCCGCCGGTATTCCTCCACGATGGACGGATCATAGACCAGTTCGATCCCCGGCTCCTCCGCCTGTTCCTCCGCCTGTTCCTTCTCTGCCTTTTCCTTCGCGGCCCGCTCGCCCCGCTCGCTCCGGAACCCCTCCGGCAGCCTCGCGCACTCCTCCGCGCTGTACTCGTTCCGGGCCCATTCCCGGATAAACTTCCAGCTCGTGTACGGGTTCTTGCACCCCATCTCCCTCAGGTACCGGATCGGGCTCTGCCCCTCCAGCGCCATGTCCACGGCCTTCCGCTTCTGATCCTCCGTCAGGATCGTCTTCTGTTTTTCCATTCCGTTCGCTTCCTTTCCGTCGTGTTTTCTCAGGCAGCCCCAGCTGCACATATACCGTCCGTTCCGCTTGTATGCCCACAGATCCGGGTACTCTATCCAGAACACCTTCCCGCACTGCTGGCACTGGCCCCTCATCATGTTTTCCGCTTCCTTTCACAGCACCCGCAACTGCCCGGCCACCGGGTTGAACAGCATCACGATCCCGCCGGTCCTCCGCGCCGTTTCCTCCGCGGCTTCCCGGTCTTTCGTCCGCCATGCGTCCCACGGACTCCCGGACCAGCGCAGCTCGTCCGACCAGAGGATGCACCCGACCAGGTACTCCCCGTTTCGCCGGATGATCAGGCAGGTCTTCCGCCGGATGTCCATCAGTCCTCAACCGCCTGCCCGCAGTGCCTGCAGAAATGGTCCTTGCTGTCAATCGCGCCGTGGCATTCCGGGCACACGTACCACCATGTCGATCCTCCGCCTTCCAATTCGATCTGCTGCGGTTTTTTCTTTAGCTCTTTCAGCAGGGAAAGGACATTCTGACAATGCTCTGTTATCGCTGAAAAACTGATGTAATCCATTCCTCGACATTGCTCAACGATTTCGTCAAGTTCTGCTTTTACTTTTCCCCTGTCAGGCATCATCTTCCACAATCCTCCTAATCTGCTTCATGTAGTTCATGACCTTCAGCAGCTGCATGAACTCCACGCAGTCAATCTCCACCGTGCTTTCCCTTGACTCCTGTAATTCCTTCAGCTTCGCCCGCATGTAGATATACAGTTCGTCCATGTTTACCCTCCGCCTCCTCACTCGCTCCACGGTCCGCTGCGGAAGGTCTGCTCCCAGGTGACGTTCGTGTTCGTCATGTCATGGCACACGTCCCACGTCTTCCTGCTGTCCAGGCTGCTGTCTGCGATCACCAGCGCCGCGATCACCGCCGCGAGCACGCTGATAGTAATTCCGAATGTTTTCCGCTTCATGCTTCCTTTTTCTCCTTTCTGTCATCCTGTCCGCCGCCCCCGATACCAGGGCCGCCGTGATCAGTCCCGCCGCCATCCCTGCCGCGAACCAAATCATCTGGCTCATCAACTGGCACCGCTCCCTTCAGCCTGCATTCATGGTCCGCCCGGATGATCATCCCGTACTGCACGCAGTACACGCCGCCCTCTGCGAACCTCCGCGCGTTCACGCATTTCTCACACGTCATCGTTTGCTCCCCTGCACCGGTGCGGCCGGTACGCCGGCTCCGCCCTCTCCGGAAGTTCCTCCGCGGATACCTTCCCGCGCACTTTGCTCCCGTCGATCCTCACGAAGATCTCCCCGTCCGGATCGGCCACGACCATGAACACCTCCATGTCCACCAGCACCTTCCGGTAAATCCCCCAGGTGATGATCCCGACCTCTTTCCCGCACCTGCGGCACTTGTTGATCCCGCTCATCCGCGCCTTTTCCTCCTCTCGGGCTTGTTGACGTACCCCTGCTTGATGTGCTGCTCCGTCTTCTTCATGATCTCGATGTTCTTCAGCACCAGCGGGTGCGGCATCTCCGTCCGCAGGTCGTACACCGCCGTGGTCCCGTCCCGGAAGCTCACCCGGATCCTGTCCGGGTACCGGCTCCACGCGTGCTCGTAGTACGGCATGGCCTTATCCATCATCTCCGGCCTGTTCATCCGATCGCCTCCTGAAACACCGGATGCGTCCCGGCCATCATCTGGATCTCCTCGTCGCTCATCTGGTACCCGAACTCCGTCAGCCAGTTGTAGCAGAGCTCCTGCATAACATTCCTTTTGAATTTCGGATACTCGTACCCCCGCGATCCTTCCGCGAACATCGGCGGCTTTGCCTTCCGCTCTTTCCAGTCGCTGTCAAACATCATCAGGATCAGCTTCGGCCACTTGCTCTGCGGCATGTTCATCAGCGTATTCGTGACCTCTGCGATGATTTCCGGTATCACATGGCTCTCCGATCCCATCGCCTGCTTTATGCCCATCGTTGGCGTCGTGTAGTTGATCATGCACCCGAAGGCTGCCGCCATCGCCCACTGCATCATCCGCATTGCATTTTTCGGACTTACCGTCATGCTCTCCGCGAATGCCGCCCTCAGTTCCGCAGCCGTCTCCGCGCACCTGTCTACCGTCTTCCAGGCCAGTTCCCTCTTCCTGGCCTCCTCCAGTTCCTTCTCGCTCTTCTTCACCGGCTCGGCCTTCTTCTTCTTCTGTCTCACGAAAAAGCTGATGTCCGTCTCGTCCTCCGAGTAGAGCATTTCGCCCTCCGCCTTCGGGATGAAGTTTCTTTTCCCGTCCCACTTGTCCAGCTCCAGCGTCTGGTTGTACAGCTTCTCGTATCCTCCGCTGTACAGGCTGTACCGGTCCTTCTCCGGCACCTTCTTCACCTTCGCGTCCTGCAGCATCTGGTGGGCCTTCGCCTTCATCTTCGCGGCCTTCTGTACCTTGATCGCCCGGTTCAGTTTCCAGTCGAAGTTATTCTCCCCGTATTCCTTCAGCAGCGCGTTCCGCTCTTTCACGCTTTCCAGTTGGCCCAGCCGGTCCAGGTCGTCCATCGTGATCTGCTTTCCCACGGCCTTCTGTAAAGCGCCCTTGTCCAGCTCCGCCATCTTCAGCCGCCTGCGCACGGTGGTCTCGCTGAACCCGGTCTTCTCGCTGATCTCCTCCGCCTTGAATCCCAGGTCCATCATCATCTGGAAACCCTGCGCCTGCTCGTACACCGTCAGGTCCGCCCGCTGCATGTTTTCTTCCAGCATCGTGGCGATCTGTGTCCGGTTGTCCATGTCGCTGACCACGCACGGAACCTCCGCCAGCCCTGCAGCCTTCGCCGCTTCCATCCGCCGGTTGCCGA